CCCGGGCGCGGCTGCTGCTCATCGGAACCAAACCGGCAGCAGTGTGCATGACGCCATCCGGGAATTCGAGCGACTCCAGCTTGACCAGGCGCACGAAATCTGCGGGCAGAGTGTAGGTTGCTGTTCCCGAGACGATGGAGAGCGTCTCGATCTTCCGCCGCCCCACACGCCGCCCGAAATCGGCGACTGATTCCTCCACGCACCGCTGATACTGGTCGGCACTGGGCAGGCTGTTACGCGCCGGCACATCGGCTTGCAGATCGGCCGCCAGGTCGCTAAGCTTGATGGACATTGCGCTTCCCTCGCCGACCCGATGATTTGGATTTCGGCGGCTCGATGATCGAAGCCTTGATAGCCGGCAGACACTCGATGGGCGTTTCCGGCTCGATGAGACCGGCGGCCTCCGCGAATGATTCAGCAGGATCAGCCTCCGGCGTCTGCTTGTCTTCCGGCTCGACAATGGGATCTGGCGGATCGAGAATGACGAACACCTCCGGGTGATATTGCTGCGCTTCCCGAAGCTGCGCAGAAGTTACTTCCCGGCATTCGCCGCTCCAGATCGCTTTCCCAGCCAGGATCGCCATACCTGGGCCAATATACTTGACGTTCATACGACCTCCTCGTACAGCTGCTCGAGCGCCTCGATGTGGCGCTCCATGGTCAGCTCGTGCCGCAGCTCGAGCGCCCGCTGGCGCATGGCCGGGTTGGGCGCAAGCTGCTCTTCCAGATCATCCAGCCCGGTTAGTCGAATACCGATGCCCCATTGCTCACAGAGCTTGGCTGCATTGTTTGCGTGCAAACATACCGGGATCACACCCTGCGAAATGTATTCGTAGAGCTTATTCGGATTGGCTGCTTCCATGAGCGGGTTGCTCTCGGCCGATCCCACGAAACCCCAGGCGCAGGCGCGCAATCCGGCCAGCATGGTCGGATACGGCAGCCGCCGCATGACACACGCACCCAGGGCCTCGTAGGTGTAATCTTCGTCGTCCCCGTTGGCGGCGAACAGATAGGCGTTGAAGCCCTGCGCCATTGCCGCCTCGACCACCGGGCGCATATCCCGCAGGTGGCCGGGCGTCGAGCTGAGACCGCCTTCATACACCAGGCTCGTCCAGCTCGCCGCCCAGCTCCCATGGACGCTTTTGGGGCCGATGAAACGCTCGTTCATCAAGGGGGGCAGGATGACCGTCGGTTTCCCGTTTCCGTGCAGTCTCTCGGCTTCGAGGCAGCACGGCTCGCTGACGTGGACGATCCCGTCTGCTGCTTCGAATGCCCGTCGTTCGTTGTCGTCCGGCTCTCGCTCGGCACGCATGGACATCAAGTCGTGCACATCGTATACGATCGGTTTGCTTGTCGCCTGGCGCGCCATCCACACCATATCGTCCGGCTCGTTATGCACGTGGATCACGTCCGCTTCGGATCGCCGGATGATCTTTTCAAACAGAGCGGCGCGTTTGCCCGGATCAGCATCGAACCACACCTGAACCGAGTCGTATCCGTCGAAACCATAAGACAGCGATGGTTTGTACATCGCCAGATGCACCTGGTGGCCGCGCGCCTTGAGCGCCAGGCTCTCCTTGAGCACCCGGATACAGCCATGGTGGGAAACCATGAGAATCTTCATGCCCGGCCTCACCGCTAACTCCGCACCAGGATCAACCCGGCAAAACGCTTGGCTGAGAAATTCTGCACGCCGGTCTGCTGGATTTGATTCACAACGGTGATGGTGGCCTCGAACGATGTAGCTGCGCTGCCGCCGTCCGTCATGTTGACGATCCCCTGCACCATATCGCCGACCTTCGCGCCGGTCAGGGTGCAGGCTCCGGCTCCGTTATGGCCGGTGAAGCCGAGCATAAGTTGAGAAGACGGCGCAATCTTCGGCCCCGTAACCGCATTTGCCGCGATCTTACTGGTAGTCACCTTAAGTGGATTAATTGTGCCTTCATCGGAACCCTGCGGCACCGTGACATCTGGTCTGAAGCTCATCTCTCACACTCCTTGGGGGCAGGTTTCCCCGCCCCCACTGATCTGTAGCTGAATGCTGACCGCTGATCGCCGGCTGCTTTATACGATCTTGACGTACGCAGCTTTCTCCGGCACCGGCGCTTCGGTGACGTTGAATTCCTCAACGTAATATTGATCGGCCGCCACGAGTTTGGAAGTGCCACCGGACACATCATAAGTCGGATACGGCCCTTTCACCTGCAGCGCCTGGTGCACCCGGTGCATCACCACCTGGCGGTTCCCGATCAGGGCATAGTTGTCGCTCATCTCGGTGGTCTGGAAGGTCGGCAGGCCTTTCAAGCGCCCGATGTATCCCTCGGCGCTGATATCGGCGTCTGGGCGCTTGCCCGCCGCAGTGAAGTTGTCCCAGTTGGCGATCTTGTCGGCGTTGGTCGCCGAGAGCAGCAGAAAAGACGGCGTGTAATAGCGGTTGAGAATCTTGACCTTGGCCACGCCCACCTTTTCGACGAACTCGCTGATCGGGTCGGTCGCTGCCGTCCAGGTGCCGCCCGAGTTGCCGGCCACCTTCAGCGCAGCCGACAGAGCTTCATAGATCAGGCCCTGGTCGATCTTTCGCCTCACCTGGTTGATCAGGCTTGCCAGCGTGCGTGACACAGCATCCCACCCCAGCTGCGCCCGGCTGAAGACGATGGCTTCCTGGCTGATCTGGTCGGCCAGGCGGTCGGCAGCCGATTCGACGGTGACGAAGGACAGCGAGAGCTTGCCGCGCTCGATGGGCGACATTTCCCCCTTGCGAATGGCTGTGTAGGTGTAGTCCACGTGCACGTCGGTTCCGTCGCCGATTGTGCCGCCGTTGGCTGCCGTAATCGTGAAGAACTTGCCGTCAGCATAGTCAATCACGTAGTCGGCGCCTTCGACGTAGGTGGTCGTTCCGGCATGATCGGTGGCAACCACCGACCCTGGGGTGATGCGTTTGTTAGCCATCGAGACCCACACCCCCTCGTCGCTGGTGACGCCCTCGTTGGTGACAGCGCCGGAATACCCGGTTTCGCCGGTGAAGGCTTCGAAGTACAGCCGGGTGGGAGATGTGTCAATCATGCCCACATCGAAGATGCCGGCTGCCACGAGCGTCGGGAACGCTTCGGCAATGATGGCGCGGCTTACACTGTATGGCAGGTTCAAGTCGCTGGCCTGCTCGGCTTCTTCGAAGGCTTTGGCCTCGGCCAGCAGCTTCGCCTGGTGCTGCTTGTCGAATTTCTCCAGGTAGAGGGCGGTGAACTTGTCGTTCAGTGTTTTCGGCTTGCGGAAATCGCGCCGCTCGGCCAGGTTGGCGCGGCACACGCTCTCAGTGAGCTCGAAGGCAGCGCGGGCGAACTCCGGGACGCCGGTCTCGTTTTCCAGCACCGGCCCCAGGATTTTCACGCCGTCGAAGCCTTTGGCCTGCAGGGTCAAATAGGCCATGATGCCGTCGTACTCCTTGCGCTTGGCGGCAATGACGGTCTTGGCCTCGTCGAGCGTCCCCGGCGCAGCCGCGCTGATGGCCCCATCGAACTCGGCTTTCAGCCAATCGGGATACTTGGCATCCCTGGTCTGTTCGGCGATGTATGTCTTGACCTTCTCGGCGGCTTCTTGCTCTTCGAGTTTCAGCCGGGCCTGCTCGCGCACCTTCAAGGCTTCTTCCAGGCTGTCGCCCTCTTTCAGACCCAGGGTCTGGCGCAGACTCTTTTCGCGCTCTGCGACTGCTTTGGCCACGCGGTCATCCTCGGCTTGCTTGGCTTTGAGCTGCTCTTCCAACGCTTTGCGCTTTTTCTCGTCGTGCGCTTCTTCAATGGCTTTGACGAGATCGGGGTAGCGCTCCCGCAGGGTGTTCAGATCCAGTTCCATGGTGTCATCCTCCTGATGACGGGATTCGGTGATTTCGGCCGCCGGGTCGCTGGCTTCCACCACCAGGTCGTATCCGGTGATGTCCAGGTCGGTGACCTCTTCGATTTTTTGATTGCCTTCTTTGATGACCTTCGCCTCGCCGTACCCGCGCTGGGAAACAGGTATCCTCACGCCGCCCTCCAGAAGCGCCTGGATGTCTTTGCCCTTGCTCGTCGGGAGGATAGCGCCTTCGAGCAGCACTTGTGTGCCGTCGAAGTCCACCGCCTCCCACTTGACCACGGTCTCGAGCAGGCTCGGACGCCCGCTTTTGCTGGAAGGATGTTCGACCTCGCCCAGGAGCTGGTCGGGACGCTCGATCAATCGTCCCTGCCCTGCGCTTTCGTGCAGGTGGGACTTGAGTCTCAAAACGGCGCGCTCCAGCACTGCTGCCGGGTAGCGCCGGCCGTTTCCGTTGATCACATCGGCGGTGATGCCGATGGCCTTGATGCGCCGCGGCTGGCCGTCCTGCGTCTCCAGGAGCTGCGCAGCCCCTGCCAGCGATTCGGTCAACTTCCGCCCACCGCGCTTCCGCGCCGACTCCACCATACTCTGCGGCTGGTATGACAGCTCCACGATCTCCCATTCGTCACGCGGGGTAAATGTTACGGTTTCACCCTGGCGTTCGTAGGAGACTTTGTAATACTCGTCGGGAGCCAGCCTGCTGCTCGAGACGATCACGTGGTCGCCGAACGTCTCCATGATGTAAAAATAATCGCTGGATTCGTATCCTCCGCTGGGGGCGAATTGCTGGCGGAAAGCCCGCCGGATCGCGTCAAGGGTGTAGTCCATCGAGCCTTTGACCAGCTCCTCGAGCGGTTTGCCGCGGTTGATCTTGGTTGCCATATAAACCTCCTTCTCCTAAAAAACAGAACTGGCTTTCACGACCCGCGCCGCCGCCGACCGTGGCTCGACCGTATCGCCGCCGGTCAACTCGCTGAAGGCGCCGGATGAGCCGTCCATGATGTCATCGTGCGGCAGGTCGGGCTGGCCGTGCATGTGGGCCAGGAACGTTTCGTTCCACGCCCCGGCCACCAGGTAAACATTGCCAGCTTCCGACTGGCTGGCCAGGGGCTTCGCCCGCAATAACTTGTCACCGCGCGCCGGGACGCCTTTAGCATCCACGCCGGCTACGATCTTCGCCATCCGGCGGGACTCACGCTTCGAAGCCGACCCCGGCTCCTCTTCCCATCGGGAGCGGTACTCGCTGCCATCGGCCACGCACCGGCTGGCATCCTGGAACGTGGTATTGACGAATGTGCGATCCACTTCTGCCGGACCACCCCGGAAGGCAATCAGATCGAGAATGTAATAATCGCCACGCACCTGGCGCATAAGCGGCGCGGCGGTATAGTCGGGATCCGGCTTCGCCAGCTCCTTTTCAGTCGCGGCGAAGTCCCAGAAGCGACAGGTGACGCCGCCCGACGGCGCGGCTGGAACAACCCTGAACCAGGCCCGGTTGAAGACCTTGCCCGCTTCGGGCTTGATCTTCCAGTTGCCGCCACGCTTCGGGTCTCCCAGAAGGCGCTCACGGTCCACCAGCGGCAGCGCCTCCAAATTCGCCATATACCCAGGATCCTTGTCCATAAGGATCTGGTTGTCGTAGATCGTCGAGACAATGAACGTCACCGATTTAGGCTTGCTTTTTGGATACTCGGCTTTGAGCAGATCGGGGGAATCGGCCCATACGATCTGATCATCGCTGCCCCGCACGAACCAGCGGATCTTCCCCACCCGGTCGAGATTAGCGTAGCCGTCATCGGCGATCCACCAGCCCAGGAAATCGGCCAGCCAGCCCGGCTCTGGGTTGGCCGTCGCCCGCACGTACGGTTTGACGCCGCACGTCGAGCGGTTGCGGGAGAGCATATAGAAAAACTGGCGCTGGCTGAATGTTTCGAGCTGGTCAAACTCGATCAACGGAATTTGGGAGCTTTTCCAGTCCTCGAGTGTCGTCTCATATTGAAGGTGCGCAAACGAGACCCGACCACCGCGATCAAATGTGAACTGGTGTTCGACTTTGTTCGGTGATGCCCCCAACATCAAGTACAGCCCGGTCGCGTCATCCCACAGACCGCCCTCTTTAAATATCTCCGGTGTGGTGCGACGGAAGATCACCGCGCCGAAGTTGCGGTTATGAATGTGGCGCAGCGGCTCCATCAGCAAGGCATATGTCTTGCCGCCGCCGGCCGCGCCGCCATAGATCACGATATCAGCGCCGGAGGAAAGAAACTCAGTCTGTCGTCCCGGTTGGGGACGGATCTCGATCTTTTCGGCCATTGTCTGGAATGAAAATCTGAACGCTGCTGGTCTGCTGGCGCAGGGAGCCGGAGAGCTCGTGCTTTGCCACGCGCTCGCCCATCTCCGCGGCGATGTCGTCGAGGGTCTTGCGGTATTGCTCGATGAGAGCTGAGTTGAATCGCTCGATCTCGATCCGCTCGAAGTTTTCACCCTGCCCAATTCCCTTGACATCATTGAGCCATCGTTTTTCGGGATCTGCCAGATCATCCTTGAGTAGATCGGCCAGGTCGTCAAGAGATCGCACTCGCTCATGTTTGAGCGCATAACCCGATGTGAGAATTTCGATACGCCGGGCTTCGACTGTAGCGGCGGCTTGCTCGAGACAGTATTTGTCCCAGGCTTCGGCGCGCTCATGCCAACGCCAACGCTCGCAAGCTTTTCGCCATCCTCCAGGGGAACGATGTGACTTTTCGCGTCCGTTTGTGACCCGCCAGGCATTGACAGCAGCCAGAAGAGAACGATCAGGCAGCAAACGAAAAGCCTCGAAACGCCGAAACCAGCGCACCGGCTCATCGTCCAATTGCTCCCAGATCGTGTGTTCTGCCACATCTACATCACCTCACACAGCCACCCAGCCAGGTGCACCGTTCGCCCCGACCGGTACCAGACCCGCCCCATCTCGTCGGCCACCGTGCCGTCCACGATCCACTCCCGCCCGAGCGACGTTGTGCCGACCAACGTCGAAGCGCTCACCACCGGCGCATTGCGCAGGTTGAGAGTCGCCGTGTTGACGCGCACTTTGTTGACCACCTGAGGAGGATCAACCGGCCCGCCGTCGAAGGCGCTGACGGCCTGCCAGGTATCCGGCAGAATCTCACGGGCGTCGTACCACTCCCAGAAGTTGAAGGCTGATAAACCCAAATCCCGGGCGGTCTGCATGAACTCGATCACTTCGCCGGCTGTAGATTGCCAGCCGTGCTCCCGGAAGGTTGCGCCGGTCGGGACGAGCGGCAGCCTGGGGGAGAGTCGAGAGAATTCGTCAACGCATCGCCGGAGTTGGGCGCCGGCATTGTGCGCCTGCATCCAATACACCTGGGGCATGTCATAATCACACACCTGGCGGAATTGCGCCCAGGGGAGCTGGGGATGGAGCGATGGGAAACGGTAGGAACTCAATGCGATCGGGGTATTGGGAAGCGCTCGGCGAAGACGTGTCGTGTAGATCTCTGCTGCAGCCGCCATATCAGGGCGCTTGTATTCCCCTTCTGCGTCAATGACGAAACCTTCCAGCCCGAGGGTGTGAACCCGCTCGATGGCCTTATCGGCCTCGGCTGCTGGTTGGTTGCCATACACATACTGCCAGCCCCACACCTGGATGCCGGCAGCTCGCAGCGCGATCACGATCCCAGGCAGATCTACGCTGACGTTGTACTGGTAAGGACCATCGGCGACCTTGATCAGCACGTGGCTTAATCCGGCCAGGCGTGCAAGATCAGCGATTGTTTGGGGGTTGCCGCCCTCACATCGTTTCGCTTGCCAGATGAAAAAGCCTTTGCCGCTAAGCATTAGGCGCCCTCTTTCGACAGTCAGGCGGCTTGTATTTGGGTTGCCCCTTTAGCTCGACCACCTGGTCATACAAGGTATGGGCGCCGGCGATCACCTCGTCGAACTTCTCTATCTGCTCTCGGAGGTTGA